GTGTTAAATGATTATTTGCTGTGAATGCCATACAAATATTTATCGAAATTATTAACTGGGCAGTTAATGAAGAGCCATTAAAAAACCCAACTTAGTTGGGTTTTTTGTATTAAGCGCCTAGTGCGTTTGTGCCGCCTGGGAACTTTTGTACTGCTGTCGGTGAACCTAGTGCGCCGCCAGTTGTTTGAACTGCATTGTCTATGACTATAGTTAATGTAATTGCTACTGGTGAATTTTCTTTATAAGCTAGTTTGCCGTAGTCAACTTTCTGGATGTAGCATCCGTATACTTCCCATGTTTCTAACACAGTAGGAGTACCAGAACCGTTACCGCCGTCTAGCATTTCAATACGCAATGTAAACTTGTAGTCACCAGCTGAAGCTGCCGAACTTTGTTCAAAGAAGTCAAATTGTCTTTGCATTTGTTCGCCAACTAGTCGGCTAACTTGTCCAGTTACATCATCGCGCAGGTTAACTGAAATAGAACCCCACTTTGGTTTACCAGCATAGTGAATCATACTGTTGTAGATGTCAATAACCTGATCTTGGAAGTCAACGTTTGGACGAGAAACATCCACAACCTGTTTGGTCATTTCTGTTGTTGAACCACTTACACCAAAGTTTTCAAAGTTAACTCTGAAGCGATACTGCAACTTAGGCATTAACATGCCCTGTGAGCTCGCACTTTGATCTGATGCTAGTGGTACTGTAAAGTTTGATAGTGCCGCAATTGCCATTTAATTTCTCCTAATTATTTTACAAGCCTTTGATAGCGCCAGTGTTCTCTAAACGCATTGGAATGTAAATAAACTCCACTGCCTTAACTGGTTCAATCGCGATATCAACATGTAGTTCGTTTCTGTCGATTCTAGCAGGTGTGTTATTTGAGCTATCGCACACTACGATATAGTCATATAAAGCACGTTGTCCTGTTAACTCAAGCAACATTTTTTCAATCTGTTGTTTGATTTCGTTACGTGTAATTGTATCATTTGGTTCAAATACAAACGGTTTTGCAATTTGATTCAACTGGTAACGTAGGAAAATTACTAAACGTGCTACGTTAATACGATCTAAACTACTTGCAATTAACTGACGTGTCTTCTGTCCGTAACATACTAGACCAGTACCAGCAATATATGTAATTGGGTTTACATGTACACCTGCTAACGTGTCGCGTTGTCCAGTATTCAATGCTACTGTAATGAACTCACCTGTTTGTGCATCTACGTAACCTACGCTACTTGCGTTAGTTACACCGCCACGACGTACACCAGCTGGTGCAAACCATGGATACGAAACGTTATCGCTTAGAGCAATTGTACGTAACATGATATGGCTTGGAGGAACAACAATGTTGTTACCCATCAAGTCAGTTGTATAACCCCATGGATAGTAAACTGCCGCATAGCTGTTAGTAGCAATTAGACCGTTTTCACCATCAATAGCTGCCAAGTTAACGTTTTGACCCCAGTTGCTTAATGTTGTAGCATCTGCTGTTAAACGTGCTGGAGTATCAGCAACAATAAATGCTGTCTCACCACGACTTGTATTCAAGTCAACTAATGCGCTTAGTGTTTCTAAATAGCCTGGGCAACTTAACAAGTTAAACTGTCTGCTATCTTCGTCACGGATTTGTTGATTCTCGTTAATTAATGCTGTTAGTGCTTGTAATACAACAGCACGTTGAGCTTTACGTCCAAATGAACCGCTACCGTCAACTTGGTTAGCGGCATTGCTTACCCAACGGTCTGCGTAATAAGAAGTCATCTGTGCGTTGCCAAAACGTGTGTTACGTGCATTTACATCTACATAATTTTTTGTATAACGTAATACGTTGTTACCTGAACGACGTAGGTTCCATAGCAACATACCTTTTGGATATAGTGCAGGATCTGGAGCGTCAAAGTCAACAAAGTTTACTGATAACAATGATTTGATAGTACTTGGTGTTGAACCAGTACCGTCTGTAGTCCAACGTGCATCATGGAATAAAATACCATTTTCAGTTGTTTGGTCGGCATTATCAACTAAAACCCATTTCTTATTCAAGTAATCATACTTGTAAATATGTGGATAGTTGTCAAAGTCTTCAGTGTCAATCCATAGATCGCCGTTAGCTAACGGTGTGCCATCGCTTTGTACTGTTGGTTGTGTTGCACTAACAATAGGTCCATTAGGATCAGTAGTTGTTCCGCCTACACCATTTTGTGTGTAGTTCAAATAACCAACCCATGTAGTACCATTGTGTACCATGATATCAACTTCTTCAACTGTACTGTTAAACCATAATGTGCCATCTGCTGGACGTGTGGTTGGTGCTGTTTTAGAAGCTGGAGCAAATGCTGTTGTTCCACTCATGCTTGACCACAATGTAGCAACATAGTTGTTTGCTTGAGAATTGCTGTTTGCATAATAATTTGCTGTTGTGTTAACTGCAAATATTTTAGATAGCGGAAGATTAACTGTTTGGTCAACAAAATAAATTTCGCCGCCTGCATTGTGTGTAATAGTAATACTATTGTCGCTATTTAATGTAGCAACTACATTTGTATCAGTTACACCTGCGCTGAATGCTGTTAAAAATGCTGTACTATCTGTAGTTGCACCAGTTGCAACAAATGTAATTGTAACTGCATTTGCTACAGAGCTACTACCTACTTGGCTTTGTGTAATAGTAAATGAGTTAGAACCAGCAGTAAATGTGCTGGCTGTAATTGCGCTACTTGTAATTGATGTAGCACCTACACCAGTACGTCCGTAAATCTTAAAGTTTGCAAGATTTGGAGTACCGCCGTCATCGTTGTATCTTACATAAGTTTGACCAACTGCTAAATTAATGCCGCCGCCTTTTGGATCTAGGCCAGCTAATGCGGCTGCACCGTCTGCATACAATGAAACGGGTTGCTCAATCCAAGAATGTGTTGGCTGATTATATTTTTTAATAATCCAGTCAGCGCCTTTATTAACACTAGTTGTTTTAATCCACAAACTACCAGTTGGGTAACCGTTAGCAGTTCCAACATTATCAACTGTTTTATATGTAGGAATATTATAGTGTGGAGATAATGTTAATTTTGGTGCTTTGTATGTTGTAGAAGATAAACCAACTTTAGCAACTGTTGTTCCTGATAAGACAACATCAACACCAGATGAATATATGTTCAAATAACCATTAATTTGTGATGCTGTAACACCTGTGATATTTGCATCGTTAATTGCTGTTGCTAAGTTATTAAATGTTACACCAGTTAGTAAATTACCATTGATTGTTAATGTATCACCACCTGTGGTAATTGGATTGTTTACTGCGGCTAAACTTGTTAGACTTACAGTATAACTTGTACCAGTGATTGATGTAGAAGCTTGTGAAACAGATGCACTGATAGTGTATGTTCCAACACCACCGTTGGTGCCTGAAACAAATGCGCTTATATAAGTTCCTAATGGAATTGATCCACCGCTGATAGCCATACCTAAACTAACTGTACCTGTAACTCCGCTGATAACAGTTAATGTTGTTCCAGCACAGCTACCAGTGAATGTTGCTGTGTTAACTGCTCTAATATCAGCACCTGCTGGAATATTTGTTCCTGTTAGTTCGTCGCCAACTGCAAGTGATCCACCTGTAACTGCTGTAGTAACTGTTAGTACCGTACCAGCTGTTGAACCGTTACCATTACTAATGATACCACTGAATGAAATTCCAGTGCTTGTTAATGTTGGGCTAGCAATTGTACCAGTGGCTGCTGGCCACGACTTACGCCAGTTTGCAGTTCCTACTTCAACCCATGTGCCTGCGGCGGTATCTGTTAGATACTTTTTCATCCATAATTTGTTTAATGTTGATGTTGCTACAATAGCATAATCACCAACTTTACCAATACTTGCTAACGGTGCGGCACCAGCGGCACCACCTACGCACTGTGCAACATCAGTGATAACTGTTACAGCTTCATTTGTAAAAGATTGTCCGCCTGTTGTTGTTGCGCTTGCGGCATTCCACTCAAACACACCAAAACTTGTGTTTGATGCATCAAACCAGAATGTACCATTTACTGGCTCACCTGTTGGAGCATTTGCGCTGGCCAATAATTGTTTTGTGTCTAAATCTGCACGTACTACATACGCACGATTACTTACTCCCAAGAAGCTATAAGCCGCTTGTAAACCATATTCGTTAACTTCGCCTGCGTGTACAGGATTGTTACTAGCGTCAGTTTGGAAGAAAGGAATACCAAAAGTATTTCCCAATTCCATTTGACTAGTAATCAAATATGCCTTGCCAGCATTTGCTTTTAATGTGCCGACTGCGGTACCAGTACCTGAGGCATTTTGTTTGTTTTCTTGTGACGCTACAATAATCAGTGGGACAGTGCCCGGTGCGGCAGGAGTGTAAAAACTCTCGTCGACTACTGTTACGCTTACGCCTGGTGAACTTAATTGAGCCATTGTGTTATCTCCATGAGTACATGTTCTTAATGTATTTATAGCTTTTGGACTTTTTCTAGCTAATATACACCCCCGAAAAGGCATGGAAAAGGCCTGGTTTAAGTAAATATATTATGAGACCACTTTGTTCATGTGAGATTCGACCTGCGGCTATTAATTATAAAAAAAATGGCAGGGTCTATTATCGAAGTTTGTGTAATGTCTGTTTAAAGCACGGAGCACAAGCAGGTATTGCTCGTTGGTATAAGTCCGGATACCGCCAGAAAAATCAGTGTGACAAGTGTGGATTCAAAAGTCAACACAAGGAAGTTTTTAGAGTATTTCATGTAGACGGAGATTTAAACAATTGCCGTCCTGCTAACTTAAAAACAGTTTGTGCTAACTGTTCGAGAGTCCTACATAAAGAGGGCGTTCGCTGGCGTCAAGGGGATCTTGTACCAGATCTTTAACCTGTGCAAATAAGTCGTCAATAGTGCCGTTATTGTCCATAATTGCATCAAACTCAGTACCAACCCAAGCAGTTTCACTAGCATGAATCTTAAGTCGTTTGATACGTTCACTGCTGATGGCATAACTCATATTTCTATCACCAGCGTTCATGTTTATAGCATCCTGGTACCATTCGGGTTCATCTCCACGAACAACACGAACTACAATACCGCCAGCATCCTTGATTGATTTGATTTCATTAGGAAAACGACAGTCACTAATAACAATGTCGTCTTTGCT